AGTGTATTCACTGTCATCACTGTCATCACTGTCATCACTGTCATCACTGTCATCACTGTCATCACTGTCATCACTGTCATCACTGTCATCACTGTCATCACTGTCATCACTGTCATCTTCGTCAAACGACTCATCCATAACAATTCGGTCTATCTGTCTCGAATAATACCGAACAAACTTGTTGATTGTCATGATCAACAAGTTTGCCAACGCTAGAATGGTAAACAAAATGCATCCAACTCCAAGTATAAAATCATAAATCAAAATCATGTCGTAGCCGCCATGGCTATAATTTGAACAATTTGAACCCGCTCTTGTTATTGCTGTCATTGAACTGTTGTTTGTTGTCTGCATTGTTCGGTCGGTTTCTTGGTTTGTTGGTTGTGTAATGTAATGACCACTTTACTTGACATTACGATTGATATTTTAATAATTCAATTTTATAAAATATCAATGCAAATTCAAAAATAAATAAATAAATAAATATTTCAAACAAAACTTATCATCATTTCTTCAATGTACACTTTATCATAAATCGCAATTTTTGTGCTTGCGTCCATAGTGCTGTATGTTGCAATTATTCGCGAATCTTCTACTATTAACCCAAGACAATACTCAATGCAACTCTCATCAAATTTGAAAATGGGCGTATACTTGATGAGTTTCATGTTTTCATTATTTTCAAAAACAAGCATCATGTGATAATAATGACGAGGTTGTTCATGCGAAACAATGTGAACAATAAACCAAATTTGGTCACAATAATTGAAACCACAGGTAGAACCGCGAATGTGATTGAATACGCATGGGTATTGTGACGATTGCTTTAAAGAAACCGTTTTCAAGACATTTGGATTTTCTTCGTCGATTTTACAAATTCGAAAAGGACTCCAGTCATATATAACGCGTTTTTGCCCTCCTATATTTGCAAACACCCAATTTTTTTCACAAGACGAATCTAGATTAAAATCGGGTTTTATTTCAAAAGGTATCAACATGTTGCCATTCTCATAATATTTCCCATGAACAACTCCAATTCTATTATCTGCATGATATCCAACGCCGATGAATGACAAATCCGATGACACATCGGAGTCATAAAACAATCTTACATCCTCTATACCAATGTACTGTCTGTCAGCATATTCAATGTCAATTAATTTTTCTTTTTCTTTTATAATGTGAAAATCATTATTCAACTCCATAAACTTGTTTAAGGATATAATATGCGGGTCACAATCTTTATACCTTCCATCAGAATCAATAGTGTAATTTACCAAACGCACATTCATGATGTATCCACCGACGCTCTTGCCATTGCAATTGCGTTTTGGAAGAATGCTGCTTGAAGATGAATGAAAACGAACCGGGTTTCCGTTTATTTCATTTTCTAGCGTAAAACTCATATCGCGTTTTACCAATGGAACTAATTTCAAATCATAAAATTTCATATTTTGAAATAAATTTATAATTAAAAAATTGTTACAATGATTCATTACATTAGTAATGGAGTGTCTTATATTTTTTATATCACATCCGAGTCCAAGATAATATGCAAAGATTGTATACTCATAATCACACTTATATGTATAAATATCGTTTTCTAAAAATAAATAATCATCTTTTGTTGAACTACACTCAACTATAATTTCTTTTGCAATTTTATAAAATAAATACGACAACGGGTGCTTTCCTATTTCTCTATAATATTTTATAATTTTATATATATTTTCTGCCCGATTTGGTAATATGTTGTACCCCGCTAGCCACGCATCAATTGCTTCAGGCATTTTTCCGAGATCTTTATAACATTTCCCCATTTTATAATAAGAATACCAAATTTCTTCATTCCACCCCCCCATTTCAATTCGCTTTTTATACATTTCGATGGCTTCTTCTCTCTTACCCAAATCTTTTAAAGTACTCGCCAAATAAAAATGATACCTATCATTTTTGGGATTTTCCTCTATTCCCCTTGTAAGCAACTCCATATCGCGAATAAATTTATTTTCTTTCGACCCGCCATCGCCAACATCATAAATAAAGACAACATTCTTTTCAAAACTATTTACTGTGGTGTTGTGTGGAAAAATTATACATTCATGAGTTACGCCAGAATATGAAAAATTTCCATCATTTTTTACAATTCTTACATTTTTATAATAAAAATCATTTGACCCTTGCAAAATATAATAAACGTCAAGCGTCAACATTTTCTTCGAAAATAAATCTTCATTCGGATAAAAAATCATATCTGCATCCAATAATAAAACATAATCAGACATTCCTAGACACGCTTGCAATGAAAAATTGCGATTATGCGAAAAATCCTTAAACTGTTCAAAGACTATTTTTCCCGGAATATTTTTACTTTTGAAATATTCATTTATTCTATCAACCGTGTCGTCTGTTGAACCGGTGTCGCATATGCAATAACAATCAACCCATTTTATTATAGAGTCAAATAACCGGCATATAATCTTACTTTCATCTTTGACAATCATGTTTAAACATATTGTCGGTTCCACCATTTCTTTACTCACTATTGATGCCGTCATAGTATTTTTGCAATATTATTTATAATGAGCAATATTTAAATGAATTTTATTTATAAATAAATGGTTGAAAAATGTAATTAATTATCTTCACAGTTTTTAATAAATGTGTTGTAACTACTGTAACTATTACATGTCATATTTCTTTAGATATAATAAATTAATCGAAGACGGCATAAAAGGAAAAGAAACAGCAGAAAAAAACATCATCATTGGCATTGGTGCTTCAGAAGGTTCAAATGTAAAATTTCCACCGTATAATAATACACAACCATTCCACACAACAGATGCGCAAACACTAACAGTGTCAACACTTACAACAAATTTAGATGAATTTAAAATACTTTTTTTAACGCAAGAAAAACTATGTTATGAATTGCAAACAGAAAATGCAATATTAACAAACAAATTAGAAATAAGTACTTTAACAAGTAAAAAACAACTACAAAAAATAAAAAGACTACAACTGAAAATATGCAAGCTAGAAACAGCCAATGCAACATTTGAAAAAATTTTAGGTTATTCTAATTATTCCAACAGTGGAAACAACAGTGGAAACAACAGTGGAAACAGTAACAACATTGCCCCCCCACCTCCATTTCCTCCCCCTCCTCCTCCTCCTCTTCCATTGAATACAGCCTCCGGTGTTAAACAAAAACTGCCTCCCAAACCTATGAATACTGTGTTGGAGGAATTCAAATTAAAATTTAAACCGAAAGACTGAGTCAAACATTATTACAGGGTACAGGGTCGATTGATGCATTAATCGCAATTGATTTCATATTTGTATAAGATAATAATAATAATAATAAATAATTAATTATATAATTACATAAAATAAAATAATTAATTAATGGACATTTCTTTAAACTCCGTCGATGACGCAACTCTAGAATATATGGTAAATGTCACACAATATGAAAAATACCTTCGCAAAAATAATATAGATTATGACACCGGATTCAAGAGAGATTTGAAATTTTATCGAAAAAGAATAATATCCATCACAAAAGACCTTTTCAAAGATGAATTAAAAGATGTTAATGTTGTTACATTAAACGGTGCATTCAACATGTACATGAAGGCGTGCATTTCCCATTTGAAATTTGAAGACCAAAGCGAAACCATCCAAAAATGTTACGTGTGCATGGGAATTGTATCGAGTGAACAACTCGCACATGAACAGCCGTGCATATGTAATAACAAACTCGATGCGCTCAACGCATTTAAATTAAATAAAGCCAACGAACTTTGTTTCAAACCAAAAGAAGTAAAAAAACTTACACTTGATACTTATGTTATAAAAAAATCATCATCTCATAAAAAAGAACCGGTTGTTTTCCCGCAACAATTTAAATTCAATCCCAAAGACCCATCATTCAAATGCAAGGGATTGAAAAAACAAAAAAATAAAAAAGATAAACCGCCCACCACCACCACCAATGAAATTATTTCAGAAGAAACAAAATAATAAAGAAATTCAAAATAACAAAAAAATTCAAAATAACATAAAAAATTATTATAACTATAAATTAAATACAAATGCCTCCTAATCTAAAACATAAAAAAAATAAAAGCATTCGAAGAAAAACCACGCAAGAAAATGAAAATGATTTAGATGAATCATTTAAAAAACTTTCATGCAGCCCAACTCAAGAAAAAGATTTCACGTGTTATACCACAAATGCTATTATAAAACTCAGAGACAGTTGGAATTCGCGCCATCCAGACGCATTAATAAACAGCAATGACGTAAAAGAAATATGGGAGTCGCTGAAAACCGGATTTGGAAGCGTGTGTAACAAGGAATCGTGCTGGATGCGACAATTGTTCAATGAAGGCGCATCTGCAACAAAAGATTTATTCAATTATTTTGCACCTGAAAGCCCGAAAACGTGGAATAAAAATCCAAATGAGTGGTTGTCCAGCGTCGACATTACAAAAGTTATGAAACAATACGAAGATGCATTTCCTTTTTTTGAATTTATTGGTCCATCGCCCATCGATTTCGACAAAACTCCAAAGGGCGAGCCATCATGCGTATACGATGAATTGTGCAATTTCGACATAAAAACGTACTTGAATCCGGCCAATAATAAAAATAAAATTGGAATCATTTTCAACACCGATCCCCACTATTTATCCGGCTCGCATTGGATATCACTCTTCATCAACATTAAACAACAATTCATATTCTTCTTCGACAGCACCGGCGACCCTCCATCCAAAGAAATCAATAAATTTGCCAAGAAAATCATGAAACAGGGGAAAGAAATCGGAATGAACTTTAGATACATTGTAAACAATAAACAACACCAAAAAAGCAACACGGAGTGCGGAATTTATTCACTTTTTATGATTTCCAACCTTTTAAAAGAAACTAAAACACCAAACGATTTCTTGACAAGTATATTTACGGATAAAGAAATGACGCATTTTCGACAAATTTTCTTCAACAAGGAGTCGCTATGAAAAAATTCGATTATTATTATTACCATTGTGTTATATTATTTTTTATATATGGATAATATAGTTGTTCAATTTCTTTTATGCCATTGAAACCATTCGAATACACGAATCCTTGCTCGTATTTGTTTCTAGCGCGCCTTTGATTCGCCGACTTATTGCCGGAAATGCAATATTTATTACTTGGCGCTCTCCGTCTTTAACATACGCGCTTATTATTTTAAACAGCTCTTTGATTTCATCGTGCTCTGATGCGAGCAGTTTCAGCTCGGTTAACTTTTCCAGTATGGGTTTGACTTGCTGTTTTCTTTCATCTTTTGACCTCTCGTGAAACATTATGTGCGTGTGCGTATTTTATGTGTGTATGTGTGTATGTGTGTATGTGTATGTGTGTATGTGTGTATGTGTATATGTGTGTATGTGTATATGTGTATATGTGTGTATGTCTATATTTTAATATATTTAATATTTATTTTTTATTTAAATATATTAACCGTTGTATATTAATTACTGTTCATTGTTATTTTCTCATGCCGATACATTACGTTGTCTTTATTATTGCAGGCATTGTTCTTGGAATAACAATAATAACTCGCTGTTGTTTAATTTGTTGTTTCAAGTCGTCTGCATCTGAGTCTGAGTCTTAGCCATTGTTGCATTTTGGGGCGCGGTTGCTGTTGTTGCTGTTGTTGCTGTTGTTGCTGTTGTTGCTGGCATCGGTGTAAGTATTCTATTTTTTATTCTCAATGATGCATTAATTGTTCTATTTTTTGCATCTTTTTTATTTTTGTTTCGTCGCGTCGTGCGCTTTTTTTTTGATTCTTCTTCGACATTAAACTTTACGTGGTTTTTAACACGGTTTGTTTTTTTCATATTTTGTTTATTGTAATTATTTTTTTTATATGTTTTCCTTTTTGCATTTTTATTTGTCACATTTGTTTCTGTTGCTTCTTCTTCTTTACCTTTTTCTTCTTCTTCACCCTTTTCTTCTTCTTCACCCTTTTCTTCTTCTTCCGCTTCGCTTAGTTCATCTTCTTCCGCTTCGCTTATTTCGTCTTCCGCTTCGCTTATTTCGTCTTCCGCTTCGCTTAGTTCATCTTCGTCTTCTTCGTCTTCGCTTAGTTCATCTTCGTCTTCTTCCGCTTCGCTTAGTTCATCTTCGTCATCGTCATCTTCCGCTTCGCTTAGTTCATCTTCATCTTCTTCTTCATCTTCGTCTTCGTCATCTTCATCCGCTTCGCTTACTTCTTCGTCATCTTCATCCGCTTCGCTTAGTTCATCTTCATCCGCTTCGCTTAGTTCATCTTCATCTTCGTCATCTTCGTCCGCTTCGCTTAGTTCATCTTCATCTTCATCTTCATCTTCGTCATCTTCGTCTTCATCTTCATCTTCATCCGCTTCGCTTAGTTCGTCTTCTTCGTCTTCATCCGCTTCGCTTAGTTCGTCTTCTTCGTCTTCTTCTTCATCTTCTTCTTCGTCCGCTTCTTCATCTTCTTCTTCGTCCGCTTCTTCATCTTCATCTTCATCCGCTTCTCTTAGTTCGTCTTCGTTTTTTTCGTATTTTTCTTCTTTATTATTATCCAATTCCATTACCTTCTTCATTTCTGCATTACCCGGTTGTTGTTCTAATTGTTCTAATTGTTCTGGTTGTTCTGGTTGATGATTCATTTTATCCATATTTATTATATTATTATTAATATGTATTTTTTTATGTGTTTTTTCAACTAAAGAAGATTCTGGTAAACGTAATTGTAATCGAGGCATTTGCTTCAATATTACATGCAAAATATTTGGCGAATTTGAATTATTATGATTTTCATTCATTATTATAATTGTTTTGTAGGTATTTTATACTTGTTTTACAATCTATTGATTAATATTTCATTATATTATTTATTTATTTTTATTAATAATTTATTTAAAATATAAAATAATAATAAAATAAATATTAATTAAATAAATAATAAATAAACATGTTTAGCAATTTAAATCATTCAATTTTTCAAACCGAAAAGGGTGAATGTGAATATGATGGAGAAGTGGGAAACGTGGGAAACGGGACTGGAGGGACTGGAGGGACTGGAGGGAGCGGGAGGAGCGGGAGGAGCGGGAGGAGAGGGGGAGAAGGAGAAGGAGGTGGAAATAAATATAAAAATACTTCTTTGAAAAAAGAAAAATACATTGACAAATTGTATGACGATGAATTTATAAAAAATTATTTTTAATACTTTTCACTCTTTATTCAAATTTAATTCTTTATTCAAATTTAATTCTTTATTCAAATTTAATTCTTTATTCAAATTTAATTCTTTATTCAAATTTAATTCTTTATTCAAATTTAATTCTTCGTTTATTATATAATTATATTTACATTTGATTTCTTATATACTATATTATCATCATGGTTAAAATGAAAATGTTTGGCTTCATGCCAAATCCAAAACTCCCGGCAGGAGTCAATGTTGCAAAACAGACAGCAGCCGGTGGCGGTGGCGCTGGTAGAGCAGGAGGAATGTTTAATATGAAAAATCTTGGCTCCATTATGCAAATTAAAAGCACCGGATGTAAAAGTTGCGGAGGGTGAATTGCCGAATTAGGTTGGTTGGTTGGTTGGTTGTGGTTGGTTGGTTGGTTGGTTGGTTGGTTGGTTGGTTGGTTTTATTTATTCGATTAATTATATTGGCATTGATTGTGCATAAATATAATTAATTAATTATATATAGATTAATTATATAATATTTTGTATATCTTTATAAAGCCAGTCAGTCATTATTTGTAAAAAAATGTCATCACACCTCACTTTCAAAATTTTAGTAGTTGGAGACGAAAATGTCGGAAAAACAACAATCGTTAATCATTACACGCTCATGCCTGCAAGTTTCGCCTCCACAGTTGGAATTGAATTCCAGTCCCGCATGGTTGCTCTTTCCGCCGACGCTGCCGACGCATTGCACGATAATTCAGCTTCAGCTGTTTCAGAAAATGCAGGCCTTTTGAAAAAATCTGCAGTATCCACAATGGGCTTACAACCGCGCATCAAACATTACGACCACGTCAAATGCTATTTTTGGGACACGTCGGGTTCGCCGCGTTACCAGAGCCTTTCACACACTTATTACAAAAACATTTCGGCAGCCATTGTTGTTTTTGATTTGTCAAATGAAAATACTTATACTGATTTACATTCTTACATTCATCGCATAATACAAAAAAATAGTTGCACTCACAAACACCCGATTCTCGTCATTGGAAATAAATTTGATAAACGCGCAATTCATAAAACTCGTATTCAAATCTACAATGATTTATGCTCCGGATTTCCAAATGAAAATATAAAATATGTAGAAGTATCATGTCTAGATAAAATATACATTGATGATAAACTTCACAATAATAAATTTAACAACGTTTTCAATTGCGCAAGTTGCGCCGATTCTTCCGACTTGCATAATGCAATCACTTCATTTTTACAGTTTGCTTATGACTCTGCGGTTAAGCCCCATTTTTACAACCCAAATGCAATTTCAGCCATTGGCTGTTCGGGAATTAATGGCACAACTAAATTTTTCACCATGAGAAAGGAACATAAAGATGATTTGAAAGGCATCGTGGAGGTTCAGGGTGAGGGTGCGTGGAATTTTGGTCGCATAAATGCGCCTTCTTTGAAAACTCCGCGACAGTGCTGCGATGAACATTATTATTCAAATTATTCTTTGTCTTCTTCTTCTCGCGAATATTCAGGATGTAGCAATTGTTCCATTTTATAGACTGAGGGAACCCCTGAGGGAACCCAGGTTCCCTCACACTCCCTTGAGGGAACCCAGGTTCCCTCACACTCCCTTGAGGGAACCCAGGTTCCCTCACACTCCCTTGAGGGAACCCAGGTTCCCTCACACTCCCTCCTTAGAAACATAATGAAAGTTCTGAGGGCTTCTGTAAATATTAATAAGTTGAAGGAGGGGCACTCCCTCCTTAGAAACATAATGAAAGTTATGGGGGCTTCTGTAAATATTAATAAGTTGAAGGAGGGGTCAGAGGGGAACCTGGGTTCCCTCACACTCCCTCCTTAGAAACATAATGAAAGTTCTGGGGGCTTCTGTAAATATTAATAAGTTGAAGGAGGGGTCAGAGGGGAACCTGGGTTCCCCTGA